GTGGACTGAATACCAAGTGTGAAGACAATCAAAATGATCTTTGATCAAACGCGTTCGTAGCTCAGCGGCAAGAGCAGTGGCCTTTTAAGCCATTGGTCGTGGGTTCGAATCCCACCGGACGCACCAAATTTTATGTGTTGACAAGTTCAACACTCTATATATACTTGAAGGTATATTAGTTCTTTAACAATTTAAGATAGTGGCGGAACAACCTTCCTTATAGGGGTAACGCACAATGGTGATGAAGAGTCATTATTGGTTGGAGTAATAATATGTAGTGTAAGTCTATGGAGGATTGTGGGTCGTACAACCTATAATCCAAGCGTAACGACATCGTAGCTAAATATATATGATATATCGTAGGTCGTTGTGGGAAACCAATCCCATCAATTATTAACATAGAGAGTAATTAACTTTATGGATTGTGGATGAATAACATAGCATATTGTGAAACTTGGAGGTAATCATTAGTCCTTCCTATTTGTATTTAATGCGGGTCAGATGTAACTAGAGCATGCTCACATTCCAGTGAGTTGGTGAGGTGTGATTCCTCAGACCTGCTCCAATTTTAACGGTCCATTAGTCTAGTGGTTATGACACTGCCCTTTCACGGCGGGGACAAGAGTTCGATTCTCTTATGGACTACCATTTTTAGAGTATGGAAGTTCTCTTAAAAAACTTCTTGGTTGCGGGGTTAGCAAATGGTATACTTTGTTTGTTGGGTGGTCAAAGTATTCAATAATTACACCCAACACAATTTTTAATTTGTTCTTTTGATAATTTTAGTTGGTGGAAAATAGAGTATCAGATTGATGGAACGTTGAAAATCGTACAAACCTGAGAAAAAAATGATAATTGTGAGTCAATAAAAAACGCTAGTTCGTTGAAATAAACCTCCGTGTATTATCGAAACCAACACAATTTGCCACAATTTGCGGGTGAGTGAAACGGAAAATCATTCCTGGCTCATAACCAGAGAGATAGTGGGTTCGACTCCCACATCCGCTACCATTTGAATGGCTGGGGTTTCAGCAAACAACGAATCCTCATAAGGTTTGTTAAGTGGGGGCAGCACCCATACCAGCTACCATTTACGCCCGGAGAATATCCGATCAATACGCAACACGGAAAGAAACCTCCTCTAAAGGGAAACTTGCTAGTAGCGGGCGACGATTTTAGTTCTTTAACAAAACAATTTGCGGGGTGTCAGAAGCCTGGTATCTGGCCGGTTTCATAATCCGGTGCCTATGTGCCTCGGAGGTTCAAATCCTCCCCCCGCTACCACTTTGTTGGTCCTGTAGCTCAATAGCGCAGAGCAATCTCTTTATAAGGGATAGGTTGCGGGTTCGAAGCCCGCTGGGGCCACCATTTTTGACCGTGTAATGGAATTAGACATACGGATGGCGGGTAGCACGGAGTTACGTTGCTTGGAGTGGTTTCCAAGTTTAGTTGAATCAAACTGTGTCCGTCAGACGGGTGCTAGATATAGATTGACCATCCTTGAAACTAGTTATAGGTATCCAATCCTATCACGGTCCAAAACTTTACGGGTATGTGATGGAATGGCAGACATGCGGCTCTCAAAAAGCCGTGGAGAAATCCGTGGGGGTTCGACTCCCTCCATACCCACCAATTTATTGTTCGTTGAAAATTAGTAGACGCAAAGTAATTCGTATTTATGTCTTCCAAAATACTATTTATTAGTATGAAAAAGATAGATATACAGGAGTTAACGGATGTAACAAAAACATCAGTTTCATATGCCGAAGTTTTAAAAAAGTTAAAATTAAAACAAAGCGGATCAATGCAGTCTCGTATTAAAAAAGAGATTAAAAATTTAGGATTAGATATTAGTCACTTTACTGGACAAGCGTGGTGCAGAGGTAAAAATTCTTATCAAGACAAAAGAATAAAAAACAAATATTCTGATGAAATTATTTTCATTGAAAATAGTAATGTTTCGAACATCGTAGTAAAAAATAGATTGAAGTCAAATCCAAATTATGTGCATAGATGTGAATTGTGTACAACTAAAGAATGGTATGACCCGTTCGAAAACAAAATTAAACCAGTGAATCTAGAACTAGATCATATAAATGGCAATGAAAGAGACAACAGAAAAGAAAATTTAAGATTAATTTGTTCTAATTGTCATAGTTTTACTCCTACGTATAAAGGAAGAAACATAAATAAAGTTTTTAGAAATGGAGAAAAAAAGGTAACGGATAGTGTTCTTTTAGAACATTTGAAAACAAAAAATATAAGACAAAGCTTAATTTCAGTTGGAATGTCTGCTTCTGGTGAAAATTATGAAAGATGTAAAATTTTGAAAAGTCAGTTGACTTCAGAAGAAGATGTGGTAAGGTGAAAGAGTAGTAAGTAATGGTTCTTTAAAAATTTTAAAATGCCACCGTGATGAAATTGGCAGACATAAGGGACTCAATGTTGTAATGACAATGCGGGTCCATACAATGGAAACATTGTATGAGTATGGTGTAAATTCGGTGAACGGGTAACAATGACAGATTTCAAAAGAATCTGCAATATGTAAATATATGTCCCCAACGCCGAGCCAAGCTGTAGAAATACAGAAGGTGTAGAGACTATAATCACCTATCTAAAGTTGTGTAGAACGGATAGTTTCAACTATCGTAATCACACACAAATATGATAAAGGCATAGTCCAGACCACAAACAAAATTAGTTCGCAAGACGGGTATCAAACTTCTCAATGCTGTTATATGGCGAGAATAAGGGTATTTTTTAATTTTGGTAGTGAACACTATAGTGGTAGGTAAAATCCCTCGGCCCATAAAGCCATGCCGGTTCAAGTCCGGCCGGTGGTACCAATTTAAAAAGCCAAACATTAAGTTGTTTGGCTTTTTTTGTGCGTATATGTGGTCTAAAAAAACGTGGGGTTTTGAAAAAAGTTAATAATATGTATCAGTGGAAAAAGTCGTTGACAATTATGTTGTTTGACGGTATATTGTCCATATACATGATTGAGTGTGAATCTTTTGGTTCATATTAGTCTATAACAAACTTAATGAGTGTTAAGGTAGTTATAAAAAATGTAGTAACGAAAGAAAATAAAATATGAAGAAGATTGTATCATTGTTGGCAGTTCTTTTTGCTGCCATTTCGCTTAATGGAGCTGACACTACGAGTGTAGGTGTTGACGCTGGATATAACAATAACTATATTGTTAACGGTGTATCTGTTGCTAAGGACTCTGGATATGCAGGACTCAATGCGTTTAAGTCGTTGAAGTATGCTGATGTATATGCTGGAACAGTTCTAGTTGCGGATGGTTCAAATGACCAATCACATTGGTTGTTTGGCGCAGGAAAGGATCTTTATACTATTAAGGACTTTACCGCACGTGCCGATGCGTCAGTGCAACGTCATCAAACATCATCAATTGGCATTGTTAACTCCACTGAGTTTGGTGTTAAGTTGTCTGTACCAAACAAGTGGGTAACTCCATATGTTCGTGGTGCTTTCAACGTTGAGTTGGAACAGAACGGATACTTTTTTGGAGCCGAACGTGCCCAGAAGTTGCTTTGGGGAACTGTTGTTACTCCATCCGTCGAGTGGGGCAAGTCAACCTCGTATGAGGCATATAACGTTAAGGCAACTTTGACCCGTCCGGTTACTTTTGCTTGGGGAACAGTTACTCCTTATGCTGAAGTTGGTTTGTATAATAATAATGTATTTGATAATGGTCCTAAGGTTTACGCATTGACTCGTTTTGATAACGATGTTGTTTATAGTGCTGGACTTAAGTTGAGCTTCTAATAGTTTAAGTTAAAAATTGACAAATAACCGGCGATGATGTAATGTCATTGCCGGTTAATTATTTATAGACACAAATATATGGCACACTTCATTAAACTAAATGTACTTGATCCTAGTCACGATGGTAATACAAAGCAACGTGAGTATAATCCAAATTTGATTAATTTGGACATGGTGGTTAATATAGAACCATCTAAGGTTCATAGTTTGATCTTTGTTAAGAATCGACACGAACCAATTCGTGTTAGAGAATCGCTTGATGAAATTTTAAAACTTAGCAGCAATTGTTGTGACAAGCCACGGTTGAATGGATAATTACCAAATCCATCCAATTTGATATTCATCAAAATACGGAGTTTTATTGATGTCATTCATATACTCCGCAATATATTTTCCTTTTCCTCTTCCGTGATCGTGATCATCAACTACGATTAAAGTACCGGATTTTAGTTTTGGTTGTATAGATAACAGTTCTTTAAAATGATGTAATGCACTTGAATGTGGATTATTCCAATCCACATCATATGAATCTAAATATAATAAATCGATTGAGGGCAAATTTGAATTATTGGAAATAGAATTTAATGCAATGACACTATCTGAACAAAGTATTGTAGATTTACTACTCAATAATGGAGCAGTAAAATCACATTTATTTTGATCTATATCAATGGATATTAACATTCCAGATTTTTTAAAAAAATGTAGATATTCATCAAACAATAAAGTGCTATGACCATCACCTGTATAATTGTCTATCATTCGACTGATGCCGGTTTCAACAATTAATGGAGAACTGATATTATCAAGATATCTGAACATTTTTTTGAAAGTAGAAAACCTGTGTGACAAACCTTGATAATTTTCAAAATATTCATCGTGTGACATATTTGATTTTATATTATTATTTTGATTTTGTTTATAATATTCGTGATAGTTCATGTAGTATTATGTAGTTTTTAAATTCAAATATCGTTTTAATATTTTTTATTGATAGTTAGTTTTGTATGAATACAAACTCCAAAATATATGTAGCTGGTCATAATGGAATGGTGGGATCTGCAATATGGAGATCGTTGATTAAAAAAGGATACACAAATATATCGGGGGTTCGAAGTAACTTTTTGAACTTAATTAATCAACATGAAGTTAATTCCTTTTTCGACGTAACAAAACCCGAGTATGTTATTATTGCTGCCGCACATGTTGGTGGAATTGTTGCAAATAGTACATACCCAGCTGAATTTATATACAACAATCTTCAAATTCAAAATAATATCATTGATGCTTCGTATAGACATGGTGTTAAAAAACTATTGTTTTTAGGAAGTAGTTGTATTTATCCCAAGTTAGCAGAACAACCTATTAAAGAAGAATATCTATTGACTGGTCAATTAGAGCCTACAAATCAATGGTATGCAATTGCAAAAATTGCAGGAATAAAAACATGTCAAGCATATCGTGAACAATATGGATGTGATTTTATTAGTGCAATGCCATGTAATTTGTACGGTAATAATGACAATTTTGATCTTAACAGTTCACATGTATTACCAGCGTTAATTAGAAAGTTTCATGAAGCAAAGATTTACAATAAGCCACAAGTTGTTTGTTGGGGAACCGGTAGTCCATTAAGAGAGTTCTTGTATGTCGATGATTTGGCTGAAGCGTGTGTATTCTTGATGGAAAACTACAGTGAATCTAATCATATCAATGTAGGATATGGCGATGACATTACTATTAAACAAGCATCTGAGATTGTATGTGATGTTGTAGGATATGAAGGTGAAATTGTTTGGGATACATCAAAACCAGATGGAACTCCACGAAAAGTTATGGATAGTTCTCGTATCAAAAATATGGGATGGAAGCCAACAACAACATTACGTGACGGATTAGAAAAAACTTACTATTGGTTCAAAAATAATGTACGTTTGTAAAATTTGATGATATGTATTGACAGAATGAATATTTCATCCGTACAGTCAAGTGTAGCCAATGGACAACCAAGTCCATCACTACTCCCTAGCGCAAGCTAAACTAGACTAACGGTACGAATTGCTTAAATAACAAACCGTTGGTCCAAAAGGCCAACGGTTTTTTGTTTGATAAAGTTCATTGACATTTTGAGATTTAGTGTTAGTATGTATGAACAATTGAAATGCACGGTTAGCTCAGTGGTAGAGTAGCAGCCTTACACGCTGTTTGTCGTGGGTTCGAATCCCTCACCGTGTACCAATTTTAATACTAAATTTTATATGGAAAATAACGTTGACAAAGATACTCAATACGAGTATGTTAGAAACAAGATGATGACTGAAAATTATCCGTTGTACGCTTACTACACAGCAATTCAAACGGTTGCCGATAGTATTCTCCCTAAACCGGAGACTCGGTACTTGGATATTCTTGGTATTGAGTAATTGTTGGTATGGGCTTGAAACTCTATCTGGTGTGCCCTTAAACACTTGATCGGTCACTGGGTGTTATGCTTTGTGCAGAACCCAACTGGCGATAATGACATAAAGTATATAACAATTTTTAAATGGGTGGTTAGCTCAGTTGATAGAGCATTTGCTTTACACGCAAAATGTCATAGGTTTAAATCCTATACCACCTACCATTTTAATCCATCCGTCGCCTAACTTGGTCATGGCAGCGCATTTGGGGTGCGACATAATAGGCGTTCAAATCGCCTCGGGTGGACCAACTTTCCATACTTCAATTCTTTTTGTTCCGACTTTTGAGATTATTAACACTATTTATTAGTGTATGAATAAAATCGAAAAAGAAATAACATCAAATATTGAAAATTTCAAACGAATCGTTAATGAAAGTAACGGAACTGGTGATATTTGTAAAAAATATAAATTTGTCGATAATGGAAAAACAAGAAATCTAATCAAAGATTTTATCAATAGATATTCATTATCGACAGTTCATTTCGGGCTAAAGAATCACACAAGAAAGTATATTTCAATTGAAAAAACATGTCCGTTATGTAAATCTATATTTCAAACATTGAAGGGACATCCAAAAGAAAAGAAAACGTGTTCTAGTAAATGTGCAAATAAATTTTTTGCCAGATCTCTAAATATAGATCAAAAACAAAAGATTAGTCTCGGAATAGAAAAACTCAAGAAAAAAACTGCTGAAATTAATATTAAAAAACTATGCAATTATTGCAATTTAATTTTCGTTTCTAATAAAAAAAATCAAAAATATTGTACCAATAAATGTTCTGCAAATTCCAGAAAAAATAATATAGAATATCGTGAAAAACTCAGACGATCACAATTAAAAAGAGTTGCAGAAGGAACTCACAACGGTTGGAATTCAAGAAATATAATTTCATATCCAGAACAATTTTTTATGGGAGTTCTTGTGAATAATAACATTTCATATGAACATAACAAGCCTGTTGGAAAATATTTTATTGATTTTGCTATTGTAGAAAAAAAAATAGCATTAGAGATTGATGGAAAACAACATCAATATGAAAACAGAAAAAAATCTGATGAAATAAAAGATAAGTTTTTAATAGAAAATGGATGGAAAGTTTATAGGATTTCTTGGAAATCAATTAACAATGAACTTGGTAAACTTTATATTAAAGATGAAATAAATAAATTTTTAGAAGTTTATAACGGGCGTATGGTGAAATGGCAGACACGTGAGTCTTAGGAACTCATGGAGAAATCCGTGTAGGTTCAAGTCCTACTACGCCCACCAAATTTGCTAGTTTGAACGTAACCACAATACGGTGGACGAGGAGATAGACTCCGCTTAGACTCGTAGAAAATTCTATGATGGCGGCTTCAAACGGTACACAATTTTATGGAAGGGTGGCTGAGCGGTCTAAGGCGTCGGTCTTGAAAACCGAAGGGGTATCAAAGCCTCCGGGGGTTCGAATCCCTCTCCTTCCTCCAATTTAACGGAAAGATGGCAGAGTGGTCTAATGCAGAGCTTTGCTAAAGCTCCGGGGTTTAAAAGCCCCCGAAGGTTCAAATCCTTCTCTTTCCGCCACTTTACGGGCCAGTAGCTCATTTGGTAGAGCGTCTGCTTTGCAAGCAGAATGTGGCAGGTTCGAATCCTGTCTGGTCCACCAGTTTTACAACGCGGGTATAGCTCAACGGTAGAGTGCCAGTCTTCCAAACTGGCTATGCGGGTTCGATTCCCGCTACCCGCTCCAATTTTAATTGCCCGATGGTGTAATGGTAGCACAAGAGACTTTGACTCTCTTTGTATTGGTTCAAATCCAGTTCGGGCAACCAAGATTTATTCGGGATGTAATGTCAAAAGTAGACGGCCTGTTTTGGAGACAGGAGGTTGAGATTGCAAAATTCTCCATCCCGACCATTTTTATATACCAGACAATGGTAGAGGTTTGAACTTGGCTAGGTCCGAAACAATAACCAACGGCTGTGTTCGGCTAATAATCTGTGGGTTAAATATGCCCATAAAACCGTCAAGGTGTCTGGGATAAATTTTTGCTTTTGATCGTTAGTGATATAGAATTATAAAACATCTCCGGTTTGTGGAGAAGAAGGGTGAAGTTGACGCTAGATAGACGTTGGAACAATAGTGAAATCCTCGTATATTCGCACCCCACGGTCATCCAATTTTTGTTTTTTGATTTGATTTGATTTATACTATGTATTTGTAGATATGGGCTGTTAGTGATAGTGGTAGCACAGGAGCTTTGCAAGCTTTAGGGAAGAGTTCGATTCTCTTACGGTCCACCAAATTTTAACTATAGATGAAACAGAATAACCTAAATGAAAAGTATAGAGGTGTAAACAATTTCACACCTGATGAATTGGTTTATTATCTCAAAAAGGGTTATAATGCTTCGGATCTGGCAAAACTGTTTAAAACAACAACTAATGTAATTGAAAAAGCGTTAGTTGAGTATGAAATTGATCCACCTCACGTAACTACTAAAGAGGTGTTAGATTTATATAGAGCTGGTACGCCAACAGCTTTGATTGCTGATAAGTTAAATATTACTCCATTAGCTGTATTTTACAAACTAGTAAAAAGCAGAAAAGTAAGTTTTAAGAAAAAATAAAGTTTATCGTAAAACAAATACTATATATTGTTAACCAGAGCGCGGGTATGATGTAGTGGTAGCCTACAACCTTGCCAAGGTCGATGTGAGGGTTCGATTCCCTCTACCCGCTCCACTTTTATTAAAAATGGTTATATGTCTGAAAGGATTGCTGCAATATCAATTGTTTATGAGAAACAAAAACTATCATCATATAAGATGATTGAATCGTTTCGAAAACACAATCCTGATTCTACTATTATTGTAATACCTGATGGACGGGTGGATGGAATTCAAGATATATGTAATCAATATGGCTGTGAATTTATAGACACACATGAAAAAATCGGATATCCAGCATCAACTGATATTAATGTTCCCATAACATTTTTACATAGATTTTTTCAATCTTCATTACGTCTTAAAGAGAAGTATTTTATTAATCTTGAACCAGATTGTTTAGTTACTGGTAACATTACGATTCCATATGAGAATTATGATTGTATTGTTAATCAAGATCCTACGTTGCAATGGATTTTTTATTTTAGAGGAAATAAACAAATACAATCATTAATTATACCCGAAGTTATTTCATTTTACAAAAAAGAAGGTGTATACAGAGAACCGATACATGATAAAATTATGGGTGGTGGTGGAGATATATACAATATGAATTTTGTACGTACTATTTATAATGAATGGGACAAATTTATTGAGAGATCACATATCTTAAACTATATTTACAAAAAGCATATAGAAAACTTTGTATGGTATCAGGATTATTTATTGTCATTACAACTTCCTTTTTATGGACAGTCCAAGTATGGTGGATCATGTGATTACATAAACAATCTTAGTGATTTAGATTTAAAAAATAAAGTTGCACATCCATACAAACAACATTATATCTGATATTTATTTGTGTTTTATAACCCCGACTAGTTTTGGGATTTTTATTGCGGATCAAAGTCAATATAACTGTCAATAACAAGACAGTTATTTTTTTCGGGATCAATATAACCCTCGTCGGTCAGATATTTGATCATATGTTCACGACATGATTCATCTTCGTACAAATCACATTTTTCTGGATGACGTAGTACAACGAATCGATCTGCCCAGATTGTGATACGATGGTTATGAATATTTATATCGTGAAAATTTACTTCTTCCATATGATAATACATATGTATCTTTGTTATGAGTAACATTAAAATATCAAAGCCAGACGCACAAAAGAAGGTATACGAACTTACTGAAAAACTACTACATACCAAGAAGGATTTTAAGGATGTAGCAGCTGGATACAAGGAGCGTATTAAGGAATTGGAAAATGAAATCAAAGCGGTTGTAGAGGATGTATGTGGGGTGCCTATATCATCGAATGATAATGATGTGGAAGAATGAGATGAGAACAAAAAACAAAAAAGAAAACAAAGTTAAAAAATCAAAAAAGTCCCAATCATTAAATGATGTAGGGTATAGTAAATATTACAAATGTGTACAACGGATTGTAAGTAAAAAATCAAATATAGAACATTGGACATTTCAGGAAGTTGATAATGACCATAAAGTGGATCAATTTACTATAAAGGGTACCAGAGTATTAGTTGCGAGTTATCCGGATTTTTACAAAATTTTCGTTTATAAAACTCACGTATCTGGAGAGCAAAGTTGGCCAAATGGTGGTGTCACTGTATATAATGCCACATATGAAATAATGCAATCTTTTTATTATGACAGCGTAGCAATTCACCCTGATGGCGGATCGTATAAATTTCAAACGTAATCAGAGAAAATCACAGCTGTTAGTAAAAAAAACGTTGACGTAGAGAAGTTTTGTGATATGATGATCTTGTAAGTCGTAGTGCAAATATAAACATTAATAATTAGATACACATATGGAAAATAAAAAGTATGTAGTTGTTCGAAACGGTGTACGTGTTTCGGATCAAGAGTATGATACTCACGCCGATGCAACTGAGGAATTCAGTCATTGGACCTCGGTTATCAAACGTTGGCCTGACGGGTCAGTGGTTGAAGTTGTAGTAAAGGATGACAAGAAGCATCGTATTTGGTAAAATTTATGGGACTACGTGAACAAATTAAGAACGCTGAATCTGAGGCGGAAATCAATGTATTGCTTTCAAAGGGAAATGCATTTGAGTATGCCTCAAATAAAACCAAAAATGCTTGGAAGTCTACTGCCAAGTTTCGAATGATGAAATTTAACAATTCAATTCCAGTACAATCTGATACTGCACAAACTGATCTAGATCTTAGTGTGAAGAAGAAGACGAAGACGAAAAACAATAGCAAAAAGAAGTAAATAATTAAGTAAAAACTACGATTTATAAACGCCATCATACGATGGCGTTTTTTATTGTCTTAATCTAACTTGTAAAGATATTTATAAGTGTTATATGGCAATAAAAGAAAAATACAAGCCATTTGTGTTACCGTCTGACTTCAAAGAATTGGAGTCGTATGTTAAATTATATAAAACCGATTTAACGGAACGGGTTATTTCTTCTATTGAATTTGCTATCAAAAAAAATCTACCAATGGTAGAGGTTTTCAATTTTAAAAATTCTGATTTTGTAATTACTATTTCCAGAGAGGCTTTTCTGGATAACATACAAAACGTTTATAATTTTTACATACAAGAAGAAAAATACGAATTGTGTAAAAGAGTAAAACAAATTGAATTGTTACTAGACAGTACTAACAAACCAAAAAAACTGAATGAAAAAAAACAAGAATAAAGTTGGCGTAGATAAGAGTCCTGTTGTTCCACAAAAAAATAAAATCAAGAATGAAATTGACATATATCAACGTGAATTAACAATTAAACAAAAACAGTTTTTAGATACTGCGTTAGATAAAACCACAAAGATAATGTTTGTTAGTGGACCTGCTGGTACCTCAAAAACATATATGTCGATTTTAGCAGCATTAACTTTAATGAATCAAAAAAGAGTGAGTGATTTGTTATATTTGAGAAGTGCTGTAGAAAGTTCAGATAGTAAACTTGGTTTTTTGCCGGGAGAAGCAAATGAAAAGATGGCGCCATATATTCAACCGTTGTTAGAAAAGTTGTCAGAATTAACTAATAAAGCAACTATTGATTCTCTTCAAAAGGAAGAACGTCTTGAAAGTATTCCGATTGGATTTTTAAGAGGATTAAATTGGAATGCTAGATGTATTGTTGCTGACGAAGCTCAGAATATGACTTATAAAGAACTTATTACGTTAATAACACGTACTGGTGAGTTTAGTAAAGTTTTTATTTTAGGAGATCCTGATCAAAGTGATATTAATGGTAAAAGCGGATTTATTAAAATGATGAATGGATTTGATGATGTGGAAAGTAAAGAAAATGGAATTCAAACATTCAAGTTTGATGAGGATGATATTGTTCGAAGTGCTTTGGTTAAATTTATAATAAAAAAACTTAAGAAAATAACGGTGTAAGTTTTTTTATTATATTTATATTAGATATGACATCTCCTATCATTAATTCTATATCGCCAACAATTGGACCCTCAAATCAGTGGGTTTATTTATTTGGGTCTGGATTTGTAAAAGATGAAACGCAAGTATACTTCAACGCAATACAGTGTAATAATGTAATGGTATATTCGGAATCACAGTGTGGATTTCATCTTTCTGAAGATGCGTCTGGCATCGGAGTTTTCAAGGTAGTGACACCGGATGGAACATTTACTAGTCAAATTGAATATACTGTAGAATATCCAAAGTTACCGCCCACTATAACTTCAGTTCGTGTACATCCTGACCCCAATGTCAATTGGATATATGTTGATGGTACTGAATTTTCATATGGCCAAACTAATGTTTCATATAATTCAATAAGTAGAAATGCTATGGTTTATAGATTCAATCAATGTGGTTTTTCAAAAGAAAATTTATCTGATGTAATCAATTCCATTACATTAACCACACCAAACGGATCGTCTACGTTTCAAGTTAATCCTCCGTTATAATTTAATATCAAAATAAAAAATTGACGAATGCTCTTTTTTGGTATAGGATGTAGTTCATGACTAAATCTTATACTGAAAAAGAGCTTTTTGCTAATTACGAAAAATTTCTAAAACAACTCGAAAATTTCTTCACTGGTGATCGACTGAATAAGTTGAAACATCTATACAGTGAAAACGAGTATGGTTATCGTGCTATTATGGCACCTGCTAGTGCCAAGGAACATTATCATAATGCATATCCCGGTGGATATATGGATCATATTATGAATGTTTTGACCACTTCGTTTGGTGTTAAGAAGTTGTATGAAGCACGTGGAGGAACTATTGATTTCGAGGATGAGGAACTTGCGTTTGCTACAATTCATCACGATCTTGGAAAATTGGGCGATAAACAACAAGGTGAATATTATCTTATTCAAGAAAGTGAATGGCACCGAAAGAATAAGGGTGAAATTTATAAGTTTAACTCTGAATTGCAATATATGGATGTTACTGATCGTGCTTTGTTTATTCTTCAACAGTATGGAATTGTGTGTACTTGGAAGGAGACACTTGCGATTAAGCTATCAGATGGATTGTATCATGAAGCTAATAAATCGTATTTGATGTCATACAATCCAGATCATGAGTTGAAGACAAATTTGCCGAGGATTGTACATGTTGCTGACTATATATCATGTAGGTGTGAATATGATATGTGGAAGTTGCAAAACTAAGTTATGAATGAGGAATCAATTTTTGTACAAATAGCATCATATAGAGATCCAGAATTAGTTCCAACTATTCTGGACATGTTTGAAACGGCAGAAAATCCAGACAATTTACATGTTTGTATTTGTTGGCAACACGATGAATTTGAAAATTTGGATATTTTTAATACGTATCCAAACATTGAAATCATTGATGTGCCGTATCAAAAAAGTAAGGGTGCTTGTTGGGCAAGAAATTTGATTCAACGTCATTACAATGGCGAGAGATACACATTACAGATCGATTCACATCATAGATTTGTAAATGGATGGGATACGTCTTTAAAAGAAATGTATAGTCAGTGCGTAAGTATGGGAAGTAAAAAGCCCATACTTACCTCATACGTTCCTTCTTTCAATCCACTTAATCCCAAGGAAACGTATGAAAAGGTTCCTTGGCGTATGGATTTTTATGAATTTACAGACGAAGGCACTGTACTATTTGTACCCAACCAAATACAAGACTATGAAAAGTTTACATCTCCGATACCCGCGAGATTTTATTCTGCCCATTTTGCTTTTACAGATGGAAAGTTTTGTGAAGAAGTGTCACATGATCCGGAATATTATTTTTATGGTGAGGAAATTAGTATAACCGTAAGAGCGTTTACGCATGGATATGATTTGTATCATCCTCATAAGGTTATTATTTGGCACGAATATACAAGAGAAGCTAGAATTAAACACTGGGATGATCACGATTTAAATAAAAGTATTAAGATAGATAAATCGTGGTGGGAACGTGATGCGTCGTCACACAAAAGAAATAGAGTTTTGTTTGGAATAGATAATGACGAATCAATAATTATTTCTCCCAAATATCAAATGGGAACTCAAAGAAGTATTTCTGATTATGAAAGATACGCTGGAATAAACTTCAAAGATCAGACGATATCACTGTATACATTGAGTGGTAAATTTGCACCAACGCCTAATAATCAAAATTACGTGAGTGGAAAAACGAGTTCTGTTAGTATCAAAACACTTACAAAGACAGTATCAATTCCGTCAAAATTAATAAATCATCAAAATGTGAGTTTTATTAAATTAGATTTGTATAACAAAGATGATAAATTGATGATATCACAGTCAATTGACAAAAAGTTTATTTTGTCATTGTTAACCAAAATAGATCCCATTTCAATATCGATTAATTTTGATGCCATTGAAGAAACATCATATTATTGTAAGTTACACGTGTATGATTTATTTGATCGCATCATCATACAGTCTGTTATAGACATATAAAATATATTTAGATTTTTTTGATAATATACAATATATATTGCTTAGTAAGACAAAGTGTTTTACACTCTTAAGTCCAAAAGATTAAGAGATAATAGGTCCAAAAGGACTATTAACGAAAGGAAAATATATTATGAGTAGTCTAAATAAGTTTAGTAAAAACCCACTACGTGCGATTCATCGTGATGAATTCTTAACGCCATTTGACAAGATCTTTGATGAGTTCTTTGCCGCTAATGTGCCTAGTTTTACGCAAGATTTCGGTGTAGATTTTTTTGAAAAAGGATCATACCCAAAAGTCAATGTCATTGATTTTTCAGACAGAGTGGTAATTGAAGCGGAAATTCCCGGTCTTGATAAGACTGACGTAAATGTCGAACTGGAGGCTAATGTTTTGACTATTGTGGGTAATAAATTAGTAGTTCCGGATAAGGAACGAAGTGAGACTGGTACATATATACGTCGTGAGTTGAAACGTTCAAGTTTCCGTCGTAGTTTTACTTTGGGAGACAATATATCCAAAGAAAAGGTAGAGGCTGAATTTCAAAATGGTATGTTAACTATTACATTACCTAAGGTTAAACCAGTTAAACCGGACGTAAAAAAGATTACAGTTAAGTAAATATATAACCCTCATCTCAATAGATGGGGGTTTTTTATTTTATTCTATATTTATAGCCATGAACAGAAACTTATTCAATTTCAATTTGTTACTTGGGTTTTCCGCACTATTCATAGCTGGATGTGCCGCTTTTTTCTCTATATGGGGAATAGGATTGTTATTTTCAGGTGCTTCGATTGCATCAATGGTAATGGCATCATCACTTGAACTTGGTAAATTAGTAGCCACATCTTTTTTATATAGATATTGGAATCAATCCAAGTGGATATTGAAGTCGTATTTATGTGGAGCGGTATTTATTCTAATGTTGATTACATCTTTAGGTATTTTTGGATATCTTACTAGTGCATATCAACAGTCTTCTATTAAATACAGTATGATGATGGATACCATTAAATTGTTAGAAGAACAGAAAACCCAAGAACAGTTAAAAATAACAGAGGTTAAATCACGGGTAGGATCACTATTATCATTGAGAAAAACACAAGAATCAAGACTTAGTGAAATAAATACTAATTCTTTATTAGCTAGAAATCCAATACAATTTAGACAGGTACAGGATCAAACAATGGAGTTAATTGATCAGACTGACAAAAATATCAAAGCAGAAAATGAAAAGTCTTTAACATATTCTTCGGCTATTGATAATATTGATAAAAAAATTTCAGAACTTAAATTAAGTACATCTGCCAATAAAGATATTCAGACATTTAAATTTGTTGCTGACGAATTGAATATGAACTTGAATACAGTAGTCAAATGGTTTATTGTAGTACTTATATTCGTATTCGATCCACTTGCCGTTGCTTTAATATTAGCTTATAATATGTCGATGAGTAAAGAATATGCTATATATAAACCGAATAAATCAGAAAATGATAACAGTAAGGTTTCATCCAGTGATGTTGTAGTTGAAACTCAAAAAGAAAATGTTGTAGATGAAATTAAAGATCAAGAAGAAAATGTCAATAATTTAGAAACAATTATTGAAAAATACGACGAAAACCATGATGGAAAATTGGATGAAGAGGAAACAAAAAAAATTGTAAAAAATCAAGGTGATGATTTCTTCAAACGATATTTTTCACATAGATAGTTTATTTTTTTGATGTTTACATTTGTTAGTACTATTTAACTTTATTCGTTCAAGTGCGAATAAATATTTTAAGTACTTATGAGTCAAGAAGAAATTTGTGAAATTGTACAGATGTTAAAAGAAGCAAAAATTAACAAAGATTGGGATTTAGTAGACGAAGCGTTTATATATCTTACAAATTATTGTAGTGAATATGAACAAGAAGACGATGAATGATTTATGATTATTATATTAAGTTTATTGACAGGATTGTTTTGTGCAACAACAATTATATTATGTTATATTGTTAATTCTTGTCAATATAAAATTGACGTGTATGAGGGTTGGATAGTAGAATTTAAAAATGATATAAATGACGTTTATCGTGAAATAAAAATCGTTGATGATAAACATATTTTTGAAAAGGACGATGATGTGGGATCAACCTTTTCACAGTTATATTCAATAATTCAAAAACTCAATCAAAGGATCGACTCCAATGTTAAAAACAAAAACCAAGAAGAAAAATTCTAAAATAAAAAGTAACAAAAAATCTAACCGTGGAGTTGTTACTTCTATTTCTAAGAAAAAAAAGAAAGTTGCAAAGAAACTAAAAACATCTAATAAAAAAGTGATTAAGAAAAATAAGTTGCGTATCGTTACAATTTCCGAAACGCCAATAATCGAATCTTCAAAGAAAACCAAAAGGACACGAAAGCCAAAGGATAAGATGTATTTTACATCTGAAACTGAGGAAGCGATTAATCAATATAATCAATCGCAAGAGCAGTCAGAACGTGACGAAATTTATAATAGTAAAATCAAATATGCGTTTGAAAAGTTAGTTGAGAACGTATTTAATACATTTAAGTTTTGTTATTTTGAAACGGGTCCAATTGAAGTACAAAAGGAGACAATTGCTCATTTGGTTGCCAATATACATAAGTTTGAAAGTGGTAAAGGTAAAGCCTTTAGTTATTTTAGTATTATTGCTAAAAACTATTTGATCTTTCAAAACAACACCAATTATAAACGTTTTAATCAACATGTTGAAATAAGTGATGATACAAATGAAAACACTTATAAACTACAACAAGACGATCCACATTATAAAGAAGAAGAAAATCGTGAATTCATTAACATGATGGTTTCATATTGGGAAAATAACGTAAATAAAATTTTCACTAAACAACGTGATATTAACATTGCAAATGCGGTTATTGAGTTGTTTAGAAACAGTGATAGAATCGATGCGTTTAATAAGAAAGCATTGTATTTGTATATACGAGAGATTTCATCATGTAAAACACAACAGATAACTAAGGTTATTAATCGAATGAAAAACTATCAGAATAATATCACCAAGTCATATGTAAAGAACGGTATACTATAAAAGTGTTATAAAATAAAATAATGAAAACCACTCTAAAAGGAGTGGTTTTTCTATTTATAATAATAAGTACCAAGTATGGATAATGATATTGAGATATATAAAAACAAGAAGTTTTCTGATCTGTGCAAGGATATTGTTAAGAATTCCCAAAACAATCGTGATCAACTTGATATTTTGATTAGCGATTTAAGATCGATGATTAAAACTGCAAATGACGCTTTAATGATCGTACCATTGATTAGAGAGTACTTTGATATTCAGGTTAAAAATGATGAACAGTTAGTTAAATTGGCATCGGTTATTCAACGTATTATGAGCCGACAAACAATTGGAATTGATGGTGAAACGAATGGATTTTTAACTGACGAAGAAAAACGTCAAATTATGAGTGAAATCGAATCGATAAGCAAAGCAAACGGAGAGATAAAGATTAATAAGTCTTAATATGAGTGGAAATTCACCTATAGCAATGGATCAGTCAAAAGACGTAAATCTTTTGGCAACAAAACGTGATTTAAAGTTTTTATTGACGGATATTTCACCGTCTTTTCAATATGAGCCAGCTGTCGTACTCGACATAATATTGGATAAAACTCACCCGGAAATAATAGAAAATGGACACTATCTGGACCCAGATCAGTGGCCTGAAAATTACATTGGTAAAAAGCCAACCATTGATGACTATGATTATACGTGGATTGGAAGAGCAAAAATTAGATTACTTAACTCACAAACCACATTGCCTAAGGAAGGTTTGTCATGGGCAATGCCCCTTGAAAACAACATTTCTGAATATCCATTAGTAAATGAAATTGTTGGAATAATAAAGTATAACAACAATTTATACTACACTAGAAAAATTAACTATAAGAATTTTGTTAATAATAACGCTGATGTAGCGTTTGAACAAACTTATGGTGCAAACATGGGTAATCGTGAAGAGTATAAAAGTGACACGGATCCGTTTATTGATTATAAAGGGCCATTAAGTAAGTTAAGAGCAGAAGGTGGATATGGGTTTGAAGGATCTTTAGGAAGATATTTTTTACACAATCCAAATATTAGATCCTTACAAAGATTTGAAGGTGATCATGTAATTGAGAGTCGTTTTGGACAATCACTTCGATTTTCTGCCTACGATGACAATCGTTCTAATGATAAGGCATATGATTCGAATCCCACGCATGATTTTGAAAAAGGGTATTCTGATTATAATATTGGAAATAGAAAAACCAACAATTTTTTCAATAACAAATATGAGGTTGGTGGTGGCAATCCGATGGTTTTATTGAGAAACCGTCAACGTCCTTTGAAAAAGACAACGGAAATACAATTACATCCAAGACTTCCTAAAATCTATCCAATCGATGAAACCGATTTAACGCATCCTGAAAGAAACACTGGAGGATATTTATTAGAGGATATTAATAACGATGGTACATCCATTCACATTACATCTGGATGTACTATATCAAAGTTTGTAAGTACATGTTACAAAAAGATTTTTGGAATTGCGGGAAATGATACTGGAGAAGAAGTTGATGCATTTGCTCCATCTAATTCAACTAAGTTCAAGTATCCCATACTTAATAAAGACCAAATTATTATTAATACAGATCGTATTATTTTTAGTAGTAGATTTTCTGAAACATTACATTTTTCAAAAAAGAGATATGCCATTGTAACCGATAGTGAATATACAGTAGATGCCCATGAACAAGTTGTAATTACTACAAATACTAAAGCTGTAATAAACAGTCCTGCGATTTATTTGGGACAATATGATGAAACAAACGAACCTGCTTTGTTGGGTCAAACAACTGTTGATTTACTATTTGATATGTGTGAATGGTTAAAAACCCACGTTCATTGGTATTACCATTCACATCCTGATGCAGGTGGTGCCGAACCCCCATTCACACAAGTGCCTGTTCAGTTGGTTGAGTTGGAGAAGATACAAAATAGATTATCCACTATGTTAAGTCGAAGGGTGTTTTTGACGGGTGGAGGATATGCTCCGGGTCAAAACGGCGGAACAATAACAGATGGTGCAGCGCCAGTAACGATCAATACTGAGACGGGTGAAGGCGTTCCCGGTGGATTCAATAACTTTGATAGACGAACAAGACAAGTTTCTGATCAGAGTCAAATTGAAACATAAGTGGATTTCAGACCATATATTTTGATATTTAATATTACTATGACAAAAGACACATTAAAACAAATCATACGTGAAATAGTACAAGAAGAGGTTCGTATAGCGATTCCTCAAATTATGACTGAGATGTTTTCCTCAAAATTAAACCAACTTGTACCTAACAAACCGGTGACTCAAAAACCAACGGTACAGCCTATAGTACAACCTACAGTTAAGAAGGAATACAAGAAATATACAGATAATGAACTTCTTAATAAAGCACTAAATGAAACGGTAGGTGGTCTTCCAAGAGAAGGTGACCTAGTTTCGTCTGGAATGAATAATGTATCATCAGTCATGGATCATGTTGATAAAGCTCCTCCAGCGGTCGCCCATGCACTAACAAAAGACTATTCTGCGTTGATGAAAGCTATGGATAAGAAACGTGGTAGTGGAGGTTCATCAAATCTTGTGGGAATGATGTAATATGGCAACATTGTATCCAATAGGATTAACTTTACCCATTCAAAACGGTAATAGTGGTTTTTTTAATCAAACCATATATACGTTAGAACAGGTGAAAACAAATATTCGTAATTTGTTGAGTACCAAAAAAGGAGAACGTCGTATGCAACCCACGTTTGGTCACTCATTGAATAATTTTGTTTTTGATCCCAATGATACAACGTTGGCTCAACGAGTAAAACAATCACTCACTTCTGATATAACATTTTGGGTACCGGTAGTGACAATCAATAATATTGATGTTAAAGTTTTAAAAAGAGAGGACGTTGATATTTATAGATTACACATTAACCTTACAATTTCAGTGAACAACGATACAACACAAATTGAAATGTTTTTGGAAGATAACTAATTATGGCCTCTAATACACAGAAAACATTTAAACCGTTAACAAATAAGGACGTTTCTTATTTGAACCGTGATTTTTCTCAGTTCAAGAAAAACCTGATTGATTATACCAAAACTTATTTTCCAAAAAACTATCAAGACTTTTCGGATTCATCGCCGGGTACTATTTTTATAGATATGGCAGCATACGTTGGTGATGTTTTGTCATTTTATTTGGATCAACAGTTCAAAGAAAGTTTGTTTCCTTATACCGAGGAACGTAAAAACGTATTAGCATTGTCTAAATTTTTAGGGTATAAACCTAAAGTTTCTAGACCGTCTTTAACAAATTTTGATGTATATCAGTTAGTACCGTCTGTTAAAAACTCGTCCGGTGAGTATATTCCCGATGAAAAATATACATTACGCATTAAGGCTGGAATGCAGCTGATCAATAGTAGTGGAGTGGGATTTGTAACTACAGATGTGATTGATTTCTCAATGGATACGACAAATTCACCAAGAGAAATAACAGTGAGTTCCCGTGATGATTTTGGAATTCCACAATTCTTTCTGATTAAGAAAACCGTCAACGGAATCTCTGGTCAGATTGTAACCAAGACTTTTATTGTAAATGAAAGTACACCATATTACAAATTATATTTGGATGAATCAAACGTATTAGAAATACTAGATGTCCGTGATCAAGATAATATTCCATGGTACGAAGTCGATTTTCTTGCTCAAGATATTGTATTAACATCGTATGAAAATACATCACTAAATGATGATAGATTTATTCGTTATCAGTCTTCAGTACCGAATATTGTTAAATTGTTAAGAACGCAACGAAAATTTATAACTAATATAGATCAAAACAATTTGACACACATTGAGTTTGGACCAGGCAATGACAGTGTAAATGATGAAATTATTATACCATCAGCTGAAATTCTAGGCGTAAGTTTATCTAATTTAGGTAATTTAAACGCAACAATCGATCCGTCTAACATAGTAAATTCGGATTCGTTTGGTGTATATCCAAAACAAGGAACTCAGTTTACGATTAAATATTTGGTAGGTGGTGGTGTTGAGTCAAACAGTCAAACCAATGATATTAACCGAATTGTTAGTGTCGAGTATGAAAATGACATTTCAATTTTATCCACAGCTGAACAGAACTTATTTCAGGTTGTAAGAAATTCACTAGCAGCTGAAAACAATACTCCTGCTGTTGGGGGTGATGGACCAGAATCAACAGATGAAATTAAACAAAACGCTACAGCATTTTTTGCTGCTCAAAATCGTGTTGTAACTGCGGATGATTATATTGCTCGTTGTTACGCAATGCCGGCGAAGTTTGGATCGATTGCAAAAACAACGGTAATTTCTGATAACAATTTAAATGCAAATTCAGTTGTGGAAGGTGAACTTACACAAACTGATCAGGTACTAAGTAATAGAAAAATAAGTGGAAATTTACAAAATCCATTTGCTGTAAACATGTATTTGTTAAGTTATGATAATGATAAAAAACTTACAAAACCAAACATTGCTTTGTTACATAATTTACGTCAGTATTTGAGTCGTTATCGTATGATGACAGACGGCATCAATTTGATTGATGGATATATCATCAACATTGGCGTAGAGTTTAAGATCGTAACATATAATAATTTTAACAAGAAAGAAGTACTTGCAAACTGTGTACAGTCAATCAAGAACTTTTTCAATATCGATTTGTGGGGATTCAATCAACCAATTAACTTGAGTCAATTGGAATTGGAAATTGCACGTGTAGAGGGTGTACAATCAGTTGCACATTTAAAAGTAAATAATTTAACATCACAAAATGGAAACTATTCGAATGTTGAATATAACATTGATGCTGCAATTGTTAACAAAATCATTTATCCGTCGCTTGATCCATGTGTATTTGAGTTGAAGTACCCAGACGTAGATATTAAAGCCACGGCTGTATAATATGCATATTTTCATATATCCATCAAAAGACACATACATTACAAATTTAACCAATCTTTCTGATAGAAATTTTGGTATAGATGAACTTTTAAATGTTAGTTGTATCGCATCTACCGCAAAATCGGTAGTCAAATATCAATACGGCACTATAGATTCTACGAACTATATTTTAAACAATATAGTAAATTACACTGGATCGTTAGTGGGATATTTGTCAGGAACTACAACAAATGTAATTATATCTGACGATTCTGACGCAACAACAATTTCATATGGATCTGTATTAGGCACAGTAAATCCTACATCATCTTGTGCAGATTTTAGTTCGTCACTATTTACAGGAAATGTGACTGGAAGTATTTCCGGATATGTTTCAAACGCTGTATTGAACGGAACTACATATACGTCACAAACTATATCATTAACACGTGTCAGTGGAAGTGTTACTAATTTATCAGGAAGTGTATCCGGATCGAATGTAAATGGTGACGTATCTGGTAGTTTTAATGGAACCATCATAGTGTTTTCTGGAAGCTTATATGGTGTTTCTGGAAATCTAGAAGGTGATGTGTCTGGAAGTTATAGTTACTATAATCCTAGATTTTCATTTGTCACCAATTCAAAATTTAGTAGAACATTGTTGAAATTTGATGTATCTGCTATATCAAGTTCTATAGCATCTGGTGACATTGTTGATCCGAAGTTTGTTTTAAACATGAAAGTTTTAAAACAACAAGAACTTCCATTGGATTATACAATTTATTCATATCCAATTAGTCAAAGTTGGGAAATGGGAACTGGAAGATATGCTGATGATGGTTCCACTATTGGAGCGAGTTGGTTGTATAAAGATTTTTCTGGAGGAACAAATTGGTATCCATTTGAACCAACAAACGATATGTACAACTATTTGACAAATGAGTCGAATAAATCATATGCATTTCGTAATGGAGGTGGTACGTGGTACTATTCAGTTCCAAATACAGTAACAGTTCCAACATCAAGTTTCTGTTCAACTCTTGTTACAGGTAGTTCGTTAATCATGTCTCAAAGTTTTTCGTATGAGGCATCTGATATTAAGATGGAGGTAACCCCGGTTGTTAAATCGTGGATGTGTGGATGTATACCAAATGAAGGATTTATTTTGCTTACATCTGAGGAGTTAAATACTCAAAATGTATCAAACGGCAATATTGGATTCTACAGTAAAGAAACAAATACAATTTACACTCCATATTTGGATGTGGTATATGATGATAGTACATATAACACTGGCAGTTTGAGTCCAATTTCAGACGATGTTCAATTAACTGTCGTATTAAAAAATGTTAAAAAACAATACAATAATGATAGTGTTGCTAGAATTAACGTATTTGCAAGAGAACGTTTTATATTGAAGAATTTTACAAAATCTACTCAACAAA